ACCAGAATTAATCAGCTTTGCAACCTGCTGTATGTCACATTCAGTTTCAAGAAGGATGGTCTCTCCCGTAGTGGGAACTTCGGGAGAACTATCCGTTTTTTCATTCCCAAGCAAGTCACCGTCACCGAGAAGGTTTCCGTCTTCCGGCTTATTCGTTATCACGGTGTAGAATGTGCCATGAAACGGGTATTCTGCTATTGCTTTTCTTTTGAGACGCATAAACTATACATCTAATGAATTTTCATTGACCCAACTCATACTACCCGAATCCATGCTTTTCAACGCTTCTTCTTCACCATACTTTTTGTACAGTGCTTTCAGACGGTCTTTCAAGTTTTGGATTATGGCAGCCGTTACCGTCTCACTACCTATGTCCTGTCTGTAACTGCCATGTTGGAGTGATGATGAAGCCACAGACCACGGACCGTTAATGACAAGCTCGTACAGTGCGATAAGGCAATGGTCTTTAGTGCATTCATCTATTTCGGAACGGTCTGAAATAAACATCAAACCGTTTTCGTATGCGATATTTTCAAGCGCATCATCTTCAAAGACAAATCTCGTAAGCCCATTGAGGTATGCTATCGGGTCAAATGATTTTTCCATAACTACTACGCAATGTGTTGTACATTTAATTGTCTGCCTGACTTGTGTCTACAATTACGTGATTACGGAATGTTTTCAGTGCAGGACAAGCTGACATCATTACATCAGTATGCCATTCCTTATACAGCCCGTTGTTTGTCGTTGTATTCACAATCGTGCAGAGACCATCGTTGGCCTGAGCAAAAATCTTGGTTATTACGCTTGAACCATATTTGTCAAACATCTGTTTGTCTAAGTTATTGGTGTATTCAAACTCACAAGCATATCCGGCAGGACGGAGAACTGCAATCTTATCATCCCAACCTTGCACGAATGTGTCTCCGGTATTGGTAAGATTACGCTCACGCTCTTCTACAATTTCAATTGGAGATACACCGGGATAATCACGGAAAGCTGCTAAGAACAATTCACGTGTAGTAGGCGCAGTAGCGGTTGTTGCGATGTAAGCTAAAGGATTTTTCTTGAAACTTTCAATCAATTCCTTAACTTCGGCATTTTGCAGCATTACTTCGTAAAACATCTTGCGCGTAACCTGCCATACCATTGCACCTTCATATCCCCATTTTTCACGAAATTGTTTCTCCTTTTTTGCCATTTGGCTCAGAATCTTGCATTCAGTGTCAGTCCACACCTTGGCTCCTGCTTTGGTGAAATTTTCACTCGGAATGTCAGCCTTGTGCAGCGGAATTTGAATACCACGTGCGATATTGCGGTAGTCAATATTACCTTTAGACATTAACTGTGCAGTCATGAAGTTCATGGTTGCGTCCGCACTATCAAGCTGTGACTGTAATGTATGTACCCAAGCGGCTACCAAATCGGCATCGTTTCCAAACAACTCAAACTGTTGTTCTTTTGCTTCACGTTCCATAGCTGTTTCAACGAAACCGGGAGCGATAAAATCAGGGATGGATGCGGTGTACCAGTACAGGCCTTCCTTATCCATTTGATTACTGTCACCAAGAGGTGCACGCAAATCCATCAAAGGAGCGGCTTTCAAGTCACGTCCTTTCACAGAAAAAGTAGCAATGCCATTAGGGGCGGTAGGTGTGGGAGCACCAGCTTTTACACCTTGGGTCTTGTACCAACCATAATTAGTGTATAGCAGACCTTCTGTATTGACAAAGGATTGCAAGAAACGTTGATTGGTCTTGTCTGAAAAGAATCTTGCATATCTGCTGTTATTAAAATCAAATTTAGGCATAGTTTCGTCAATTTTAAATGTTAAACCAACCCTTAACCTTGCTCTTGTTCAAAGCTTTTAATGCAGCCGAAAGAGGTTGCATACGGTCTTCGTAGAGGAATACATCTTCTAATGCCAATGCAGGAGTGATAAGGTATCTTGCACCATCGAAATCATCTTCGGATGCAGCCGGGTCAAAAACAAAATCAAAGTCGCAGGGAAGGTATGAGTTAGGATTAGTAACCATAGCTTCTTTACCAGAACCTGTTTCTTTCGCTTCAACAAGAACAGATGAAGTTGTTAATGTTCCGAGGGTTGCGCTCAATGTAACTTTCCAAACATCGCCAGCCGTTCCGTCAGTCGCTTTTTCAACGGCTGTAACTGTTACCGCTGTGCCTTTTCCTGTCAATGTAGAAGGTGCTACCATAAGGATATCTCCTACAAATGGGATAAGAGAATATCCGTCTCTTTTCAGGTAAATATCTGTGTCTGAAGATTCACTTGTAGCTTTTGCAACTGCATACGATTTTAGGATACGTATTTCGCTTCCATTAGAACCATTACTGGGAATATATTCAGCGAGCGTTCCGGCAAAAGCTCTTGCATTACCTTTGAATGGGTTTTTAACAATTCCACCACTGGTAGGAAATACAAGTGCGTCCTTCCCGCTCATCTGTAACTTCACGAAGACATAGCGATGACCACCAATGCTTCCGCGAGCCTGAACCAATGCTCTACCGGGAAGGTAGCCACTGTTCAATAGGATTTGCTGATAGAAATCTGACATTTTCTTTTTGGTTTAAATGATTATTACTTTTCTTCTCTGTGCGATTGCTTCTTTACGACAGCAACCACATCGGCAAAGTCATCGGTCTTTTCCTTACCGCCTCCCGTGCCGCCTGGAGTGATGTCGGGTGGAGTGTTAGCATTAAACTTATTGTAGCTCTTGACCAGTCTTTCTGTGAGAGCATCAACATCTGTTTCAGAATCAATGTGAATCAATTCGAGTTGGTCGTTAATCCAATCCTCGTTCTTGACTTCTTTCCCTTTTAAGGCTAATTTGAGTTGATTACGTTTGTCTGAGATAGCTTTTACCTTTTTCTCTTCCTCACGCTCTGATTTCAAATCTTGGAGTTCTTTGAGCAACTTATCCAGTTTGCTTTCGTCTCCTTTGTCATCCTTTTTATCACTTCTATCGTCCTTGTTCGGATGATTCTTTTCCCACTCTTTTATAAATTTTGAGTTGTCATTTCGTATGTTGTTATCGTCCTCTTGTAAGTCATCCAAGTAGTCGGCAACAACATCATCCAGTTCCAACTCGTCCTTATCACTCGCTTTCTCCAACCGCTTGTAGATTCTTTCTACTTTGCCGTTGAAACTTCTCTCACTCATAGCCAAGTTTTTCTTGCCGTTGTTGGTGAGTTTTGCTTTCAGTGCTTCTGAAAGCTGTTCTTTTGTAAACTTCATACAGTATGAATTTATAATGATTATATGCGAAAGTAATGCTTTAATAAAAAGGTATAACTATAAAAAAATCACTGTATTTATCACTATGGTAAATAGACATTGATTTAAGTATATATTACCTTATTATTAAGAGGTATTTTTGCTTTTGATGAAAGAGCAAGAAGTACATAAAGCGATAGTGAAGAAGCCTTTCCCAGGTTTCCAAACCTACTTTGCTTCAACGAACGTAGATATATGTTTCGGTGCCGGCGGGGTCGGAAACGGGAAGTCATACTCTCTTGTTCTTGGATTCGCTGAACCGTTAATGCTTGACCCTGATTTTAGATGTTTAATAAGTCGTAGAAGCCTTGGGAACCAAAAAGCAGGAGGAGGATTTGTTGATACATTCAAGGACATATTCGGGGAATATGTAAAAGTTAAAGAGGCAGACACGCCACGTATATCATTCCAAAGTGGAGCGTACTGCGATTTGACTTATATAGACCCAACGAATATGGACAGAATGAGGGAGCGTGCGAAAGGATGGCAGTACGATGCGATTGCCATTGATGAGCTTACCGAAATGCCTTGGGAGGTATTTACGTACATTCAATCCCGTAATCGTGGAAAAAGCAAAACATTCACGGGGAAATTCCGTGCGACATTCAATCCTAAACGCACCCATTGGACGAGAAGATTCATAGATTGGTATGTTGGAGTTGACGGGAAGGGTATCCCTGATAGAATAGGGAAAGTCAGATTCTTTTTTGTTGCTGGATCTACCGTTGATGATGTGATTTGGGGAGATTCAAAAGAAGAAGTTTACGCTAAGTGCAAGATACAGATAGACAGTTTGATTAAAGACTTGAAAGGTAAAGCAAAATATCAAGACTTTATTAAATCGTTTACCTTATACGAGGGCACAGTTGATGAAAATGAAGCTCTAATGGAAGGCAATGCAGGGTACGTTGGTTCAGTTGCCGCTTCTGGTACACGCTCTGCTGCTGGGCTTATCGGTGTAAACTATAATGCAGACCCAGATTCTGACGAAAAGATACCTATCCCTTCCACTTCCGCACAAGGCGTGTTCAACAACAACCCTGCCGTAAACGGTGACAAATGGATTACCGTGGATTTGGCGGATTATGGTACAGACAACCTTGTTGCACTTGCATGGGATGGATTTCACGCATACGACATTCTCATTCTTAGCAAGTCCACTCCGAGAGAAAACGCTATGGCAGTGAAGACATTTGCATTTGAGCATGGAACAGCTGAAAGCCATATCATTTTTGACGCGACTGCCGGACGGTATTTTAATGATTACATTCCCGATGCAGTACCTTATATCTCACTAAATAAACCTTTCGGGCTTTACCAACTTACCGCAATGACAGTAAAGGATATGTGCTATATCAGATTATGCAAGATGATCGAGGAAGGTAATCTAACCTTTGACGATAAACTTGCCGTACAGACATACACTCACCAGAACCTGAAATACAAAGTGACGGTTGAGAACGAGTTTATGGAAGAATGCTCTGTTGTACGGTTTGATGATATGCAGAGCGGAAAGAAACGGCTTTGGAACAAGAAGAAAATGAATCAGATGTTGGGGAAAGGCAGATCGATGGACTTGTTAGACCCATGCGCTATGAGAATGCTTCCGTGCGCTAACATTGAATACGGGAATGAGATTCAAGCAGGGTATTACAATCACGAAGAAGAAACCAAACAAGCGTTCCATGCACAGACAGAAGGAAGTATTTACGATGAACATTTATGGTATTAGGTTAGGAAATGATTAGTTACAATGACATAAAGGATATTCTCAATTCCCTTAAAACAGAAGGAATTGAAGCAAGGGTAAGAGATGTTGCCTATTTGGTAATGTGTGATTCTTTCGTAGATAAGGCTCTTGCTGCAAAGGTTGCTTACCAAGAAGATGAAAAGCCTTCAAACAAGGTGTTATCCATGCTTGCCGAGAAACTGAAACCTTTCGGCATCGGTGCTATCACTACCATATCTAAAGATGAGAACCGAGAAGCATTGCTGAAAGAAATATCGGAGATGAAACAGATTGCTGACGATGCGAAAACAAGTGGAGATTCAGACACTTTTATCAAAGCAAGTAAGGTCGTGTTGGATGCACGCGTGAAGCTGAACGATAAATTCAATATTGAAGAGGAAGAGGGGCAGAAGCGAATAATCGTTGTTCCGCAGAAGCACGACATTATCTGCAAATGGACTTCGAGAGAGTGTTCTGCAATGCCGAGCAAGGAAGCCTGTATGAAGTATTACAACCTAATTGATGCGGAAAAATGACACGGGAAGAGAAAAAAACATATCTATTGCGGAACGTAAATGCCTTGTTGCAGAAGAAACCGTTTTTCAGAGGAAGTGACACTTGCTCTACAAACGACTATTCCGACGGTCAGTCCGCAACCATTACCGAAACACGCACGGCAAGGCTTCCGAATGTAAAAAAGAATATCGTTTCGCAGGAAAAGTTTCTGAAAGAGCTTGACCCGATGAGCCATGAGGTATTATTTGATCAAAACTTGCCGAGCATTTGCGTCAAGTTAGAAGATGGGGGATATCAGGAAATCAAGTTCCAGCGCACGGCATTAGCTTTCCAAGAACAGATACTGGCGAGCCACGTAATCTACCTTTGCGGAAATCCCTGTACATTGTCTTTGAGAGGTGGCACTCCTTCCGAGAAAGATAAAGCCAACTATTCCACAATCAAGGAGTATTGGGTAGACAGGAATATGGATGGATGGCGTACAAAGGCAGTCCGTTCGCAGCTTGCCACAGGCGATGCCGGACTTCTGTTCTATTATGACTATAAGGGACGTATCAAATGCCGTCTGATAAGCTATGAGGATGGTTACGTTATCATATCGCACAATGACAACAACGGCGACAGGCTTCTTGAAAGCGTCTACTATGCCGATGAAAACGGTGTGGAATATATTGACAGCTACGATGATACCTACATGTACCGTATGCACACGCCAAGAGACGGTGAAGAAGCCGCAGAGGACGGTTTTGTAAGGGAAACTCCGATTGAGCACGGTTTCAGCGAGATACCATTGTGCACCAAACGTGGTGATGTGGCGTGGAACAACGGTCAAAGCCTTATTGAGATTTACGAGATTATCTATAACATCTTCTTTGTCATTCAGAAAAGGCATGGCTGGGGAATACTGTATATCAAAGGAAATATATCCGAGACAACCAAGAAACTTGCCGGAAGTATCATTTTGCAGGACAAGTCAATGGACGGGAACGGAAGTGCAGAGTTTAAAGCACCCCCCAGTCCGCAAGGAATGCTTGACAGTCTGCAAGACCTGTTCGAGAAGATACAGATAAACACTTCCTGCACTTTCCTTTTACCGAAGGATGTCAAGTCGAGCGGTGACATAAGCGCACTGGCTATCACGCTTACCCGTGACTTGGACTTGAAGAACGCCCAACAGGGTGTTATCGAGTGGCAGAATTTCGCCGACAAGATGATGCGTCTGTTCAAGGAAGGGCTTGCCAAAGAGCTTGTAAACAAAAGTGAAAATCTTAATGCCGTCACCGAGTTTAAAAAACTTCGTGTTAGCTGTAAGTTCAAAATATGGCAACCGTTCAGCGCAACGGAGTATAATAACATACTTATCTCAATGAAGCAAGCCGGCATTCTTTCCACAAAAACAGCCATTGAGAAAAACACCGAATCCGTTCCCGATGAAGAACAACGTATAGCAAAGGAGAAGGAAGAGGCTCAAAAGCTGTTGGAGAAACAGCAAAAAAAGGACAAAGGAGTTACGGAACAAATTGATGTGGTAAAAGAATAAATGGAAAAGGAAAGTCTGTACATATTAAAACTTGATACGCAAGGAAGTAAAGTAAAATTTCCGAATGCTGATATGCCTGCAAAATTAGGTGAGTACACCTATACGGCACAACGTATGGCAGGAACTCCCACACTGACCGCTACACTGAACTATCCTTCATGCTTAGACGAACTATGGACAGGAGAAGAGTTTGTTGAGTTTAGGGGGGAAAAATATTATATTGACCAAGTGCCTACATCCTCAAAGGACAACAAGAGTATCATGTACAAGCATGAGCTTCAATTCGTTTCAGAACGTATCGTGCTGGAAAACGTATATTTCATGGACGTGGTGACAGCCGGGGAAGACACGTATCACTCCAATTCCACTTCCGTCAAGTTCATGGGGGATATAAACGAGTTTGTTGGTCGCCTTAACGCTTCAATGGCAAAATCGGGTATCGGATATTCGATAGTGATTGATGAAGATATTACTTCTGAAAGCAAACTTGTTTCTCTTGACAGCGTATACCTTGCAGAAGCGTTACAGTCCATATATACCATATACGAACTTCCTTATTACTTTGTAGGTAAGGTTTGTCACATAGGATATACAGAGAATGTAATTTCTACTCCTTTCGAGTACAAGAAAGGGCTTGTATCAATAAAAAAGACAAACGCCAATTATAAGACCGTCAATCGCGTTACTGGTGTTGGTAGCTCTGACAACATACCTTTCTACTATCCGAATGATGATGAAAAAGGTACTATAGAACGCACGCAAAACCTTATGCCTTCCATTTATAGACAAACAAATGGAGCGGAAAGATTCTACAATGCACTTAACGATACGTATAAAATACCCGGTACAAATGATTACTATTTTTTCAAAAATACATATTCTTCTAAGAAAGTAAAAGAGATAAAGGTAGATTTTAGCGATATAAAGCCTACCATAGAAAATGTAACAAACGCTTCGGGACAGTTATTTGGTGAGATTGCGGATATTGCTTTTGATGATAACGATAGTGACGAACTCGGAACAGGAGAAGGGAATAATATATTCAATGGCACGGATGAGTATGTACATTCTTATTTCTACATAAAATTACATATATATAATGGGGATTACGGTTTTAACCTGTTCGAACAAGGTTTGGAAGGTGGTACGGCTGTAATCAATATGACTACGGGTAATTGTGCTGCTTGCGAGTTTGAAATAGGAGTTACCTATAAGGACAATGAGCCGGGAAGGGCATTCAATCCTGTATTGGTGGATTCTTCCGGGAACTTACCAGCAGGAGATTTTGAACAGAAGGTTACTTCACAAACATCCCAATATATAGAAAGCCAACAAAACACTTCTACAAATGAGGTTTGGATTGCGGTAAAAAAGGACAATACTACTTTCGGGGTTGTTATGCCTAATGCCACAAATAACTATAAACCTTCTGTTGGGGATAAGTTTGTGATTACAGGTATTAAAATGCCGAAATCTCTTGTGCTTGCCGCCGAGAAGAGATTAGATGAGGCGTTGATAAAGTATATGTCTGAAAACAACGATGAGAAGTTCTCTTTTTCCGTAAGTTTCTCACGTGTCTTCCTTGCAGAAAACAGTATGTTAGCTGGTCTGTTGAATGAGAACTCGCGTATATACATAAAGTATAATGATAAGGAATACTTCATGTATGTGAACTCATTTACTTGTAAGGCGGATAAAAATTGCCTGTATGATATATCCGTGGAGCTAACAGATAAGTTGTCCGCCAATGTTTCCGCTTTGAGAAGTACGATTACAGAGATAGCCGGGGATATCATAGGTGAGAGGATGGGTGTCTCTCTCAACGTGTCAGATATTCTTGGCAGAATATCCCGTTATTTTATCTCAAAGATAAATAACGACACAGCCAATGAGCTGATCACTTTTTTGAAGGGTTTACTTATAGGTAAGAACGGTAGTGGAATTACTGTACTTGAGAACGGTATGTCACAGGCTGTTGTTGATTATCTGTATGTCAAGGTCAAAGCCGTTTTTGACGAGCTTGAAGTAAAGAAGAAGACGTATGTAGGTGGCGAGCAGGTGATTTCCCATGCAGGCATGAAATGCAACCGTGTGGATGAGTTGGATGATGTCTACCGTTGTTATTTCAAGGAAGAGGAAGACGGAATTGAGATAGAGAACCAGTTTACTCCGGGATCTCTCGCCATCGCACAGGAGTGCAATATCAAGACAGGCATTTCGCATCATGTCGGCAACCGCTATTACTGGCGGTTGGTCACAGCAGTAGGTGAGAATTATATAGACCTGTCCAAGACCGTGTGTGATCCTAATGTCGAGAACGATGTTCCGGTGGCAGGTGATGATATCGTGGGATTGGGCCATAAGACTGATATCACCAGACAGGCGGCGATAATTCTCTCTTCGGTGAACGAAGTTTCTCCGTCCATCATCATGTATCAGGGTATTAATGATTTTACCTTGACCGGGAAAGATGTCATTTCTTTTGATTTTGACAGGTCTACCGGCAAGGCCCGGATGAAGGTGTACGGAGATACGTACATTGGTGACAAGGACCGGACCACTTACATGGAATACACTCAGGATAAAGGTGTTGATATCAAGGGTATGTTCCATATCGAGCAGGGTTCCACCGGATGGAAGAATATGGAAGGCTTGCCGGATGAGATACAGGCGGCGGCTGATCTTGCCCAAGAGGCTAAGGATGCGATAGACAATGCGGCTGTCGGAAGGGTCAATCTGTTGCGTAATTCCGGGTTTACCGGAGATTATGAAACAGAGGACCTGTCTGCCGCTACCGAGCTATCGGCGGATACCGAACTTTTTAGCAAGCAACTGGAATATTGGACGGGTGTGGCTACCGTATCTGCGGACAGTGATGCCGGCTCCGGGTACTCTGCTGCAATCGGTAGTTTGTCCCAGTCCGTATCATTGATTAAAGGAGAAAGTTAT